CATTGTCAACCGCAATTTTTCGTAAGTTTCAAACCAAAGTTTCTTCTTATCTTCATTACCGTTTCCGAATTGACTTTTTACATATGCGATAACCGCCGTTTTTACTTCTGGAGTATAGACTGTTGCTTCTGTGCTATCAGTGTCTGTTGTAACGATATTCAAGCGTTCTAAATCGTATAGGCATGACTGGATATAGATATTAATATCATCATCATATGCCATTGACTTAATTCGCAAAGACGTTCTGACATCATCTATTAATGCCATTGGCAACACCGCCTATTCTTTCGTTGATTTCTTAGTTCTTTTTTTCTTTGGTTTCTCTGTATCTTCCTTTTCTTCCTCAACGATTTCAACCAAAGTAACCCTAGAAGAGAGTAGTTCCTCTCCCCTAGCTTTTGTTACTTCGATAATATCTCCGACTGCGTATTCTTCGTCTGTGTATTTATCTACAAAACTGTATACAATACGTAACTTCATTAAGCAGATTTCTTCTTCAGAAGATACAGATATTTAGGATCAAGTACTTTACCATCGTTGATAACTAATGCCTTATCAACATACTGGTTAGTTTCGTGGTCAAAATAATGCACTACGTTAAACTGCATGTTGGAGTTGATTGCATATGCGTTCTGCGGAACCCAGTACATAGCAAAGTATTCTCCGGCGGTAGCATCATCAAAGTTTTTCAGAATATCGTCTTCAACAAATGTAACTTCCTTGCCTTTGAAACGTGCTACTTCTGTTCCATCAATTGGATTGTATGTTTCAGCGTAAACTGGACGGTTGTTATCATCTGCTAATGTCTTAATGTTGCTTTCGTATGTATGCGGTGTCATGACAAATTCAAAGCCTTCACCACGTAATGATAAAGGAATTACTGCAAACAGTTTCTTCTGCCATGATTTCCAATCTGCCATTTCCTTCTCTGTAAATTCAATGATGTTAGCAGAAGGAATGCGTGACTGTGTCTTAGCGGCTTCTGTTAAGATACCTTCCATTTCGTTATTAGAAGCATCACCTGTCATGATTTCTTTATCCATAGCCTTGCGGTATGCTTTGATGATTGTTTCAGCTACTTTCTGTTCAAATGCCGGAACAGTTAATACCTGTTGTAATAAAGTCTTGGCAATACGGATTTCACCGATGTTATAAGTAAACTGTACATAATCAGTAACTCCACCTACTGCCTGTCTTTCAGATACAGTTAACTCTGTAATACGTCTAAAGGTGGCTTCAAATGATCCAATCGGATATTTTACACCACCTTTAATGTTAGTCTTACGTACCTTGTCATATAACTGTCCGTATTTTTTCTCAAGTCCTGTCATAATTGACTGAACAATTGTTTCTGGAAGTAATACACCTAAATCTGTGCTTTCAACTTGGTCGTTATTACGCTGGAATACTAAAATGTCAGATACCTTGCCATTCTGAACATAGTTCATGAATGCCTTACGGTATTCCATTGTTGCTCTTACATTTTCCATGTTAGTTTTACCTACTACCTTTCCTTCGTTGCCAACTGCAACCGCTTCTAATAAAGCCTGTCTTTTCTGCGCTTTTTCAGCGATTTCAGAATCACGTTCATTTAATGCGTTGATTTCTGCTTCAATCTCTGTTAAATCTGCGTTTTCATCTTCTAATAATGCGTTTAGCGTTGTTTTTAATTCAGCTTTACGTGCCATGATTTCATCATGGTTCATAGCCTTAATAGCTTCTAAATCCATAGTTTTTCTCCTATTCTAATTTGAGTAATAATTCCTTAACTTTATCCGTATGTTGCTTACGCTTTTCATCTTTCCATGACTTGACAAATTCTTTTCCTCTAGCGGAAATAGACGTTCCTTGATTAGCCGGAATAGAAACTGCGCTCACATCAAATACCTTAGATACACGATTGATTGAAATGGTATTTGTTGACGGATCAAAAGTCTGTCCATGGTCTGCAATAGTAAATCTCCATGACATTTTTGTAATCATGCCTGTGTTGATGTCTTCCCAAAGATTTCTAGCATTCTGTGTCTTTGATAAATCGGCAGCGACAAATAGCCCTTTGTCATCTACTTCTAAATAGACTGTGTCGTTACTAGTTCTTGCAAATACACGTCCGGCATGGTCAAACTGAAAGATAACGTCTGACATTTCAGCGTTCTGGAATGCGTTTCTATCTATGCGCTCATAAACATCACCGTCTTCCATATCGTGATACAAAAGATAAGGTGTGAAAGTTGTTGCATAGCCTTCTACGTAATAGTCAGAATTAAATCGGTTCTCTTTCTTGACTGGTGTCAGTTGTATTTCCATCGACCTTGTTTGTGTCTGTTCCTTCATCACTATCTACCTCCTTTCTTCCACCTACATCTTCGATATTTATATATTCACTTCGGATATAGCGTTTATCGCCATCCTTGACTGGTGGTAAATTCAAAATTGCTAACGCTTGGTTAGTGGTCATAAGACCTCTATCAAAAAATTCTTTAGCGACTTGGATTTTTGTCTGGTTCGATGCGTACTGTAATCTATCGCTTGTTAGCATGATTCCCTTACCATCCAACATTTGATCCTCACTAAAGAACATCTGTGTTAGCACCTCTCCACATTGAATTAAGAAAGGTTCGATATTGCTTTCATAAATTGCATTCCAAACATCTTCTGAATATTTGTTCTGCAGAAATTCCTCATTCACTCCCCAATAGGTGTATACGGAATTGTCAATTGCTTTCTTCTGCTCTGCATCTAATAGAACAGGAGTGGAAGTTACCTGTTTCATTTCTTCCCATCGTGAATCGTAAATAAAAAGACCAGTTTCGTTATCGTTCAAGTTCAATGCTGAAACGCTACGTTGCTGCTCTTTAAAGTCATCATCATCGACAATCTGTTGATTCAGTTTTCCTATGTATCGGATATTGCTACCACTCTTAATTGCTTCGGCAGAACCCTTTTCCTGTGCCCTTACTAAATCAGCCGTATTCTTAAAAGCTGAATTACTAGCACCGAAAAAATCATTCTTGTACTGCATTCTTCTTAAATGCCCAACACGACTATATTCAATCGCCTTTTGGTTTCCATCATAGAATGAATACAGAACATATACCGTTCCATTGGTATCTTCCTTTAGTTCTGTCATACTTGGCAGAATCGGATATAAGCCGATGATTCGTCCGTAATCATCTTCAATCGGTACGATATAGGCATTGTTCTCTACTAGATAAATGGTAGATAACCTATATAGAAACTGCGAAGGTGTCATAAACGGATTCGGTTTTTTATTTAGAATGTAATTTATCCTTGCGTTTGGTTTGTTCGTTCTTGAGATAACGCTAGGTGTTGCCTTTGCATATTCGGTAGCTAATGAATGAATACAAGTTCTCGCAAGTCCTAATTCATATATACCTTCGTCCTGTGAAATGTAGATAGGATTGTAGCCATTCAATAAAGCGAAATAAGGCTTTAGATTGACTTCTTTCTTCGGTTTGCGACCAAAGATAATGTCAAATAGGCTTCTTTTCTTTTTGGTCATATTCCTATCCTTTCTTCTTGTTTTCTAATCTCCATTTATATTTTTCGTAATGTTTCTGTCTGACGGTGTAAGCATCAATGACCGATACAAAACCATCTATATGTTTCTTTTGGTCTACTTTGTCTGGTCTTACCCTGTTATCATTTGTTGTCTTTTTAAGTGCTACACTTGCAAAATGACTTTGTAACAGACCGTTTGTACCTGTTCGGATTTTTCCGTCACGTACTAGTCCGCCAAATTCATTTACGATTGGAGTTAAGTTTGTACCTTGAATAACATCGTCCATTAGATAGCCTTTCTTCTCCATCTCATCTACTAGGTATTGAGATGAGTACCTGTCATAGCCAATAACACAACAATAGATACGGTATTTCTTCCTTAACATTTCAAACCAGTTACACACATCGTGATAGTCAACATAGTTTTCTCCGCTTGGTGTGAGATAACCTAACTGAACAAAACGACTGTATGGAATTTTGTCACGTTCCTCCATGATCTTGATACGCTCTGATGGTAAAAAGAATTGAGTAAACACGTAATCAATTCCATCACGCTTGATAATAATAGATGCGGCGGTTAAGTCGCTTGTCTGTGATAAGTCAATACCACCGACCGCAAAGCATCTTTCAAAATCCTCAAGGTGTAGTTTGTCGCATTTTGTTCTGTTGATTTCACTTGCACTAAGGAATGCCGTTACACTATTCTGTTTGATGTTGCAATACTTGGTTAGAAATTCTAGCTTATACGCATGACTGGATTTAGCCTTGCGTATTTCTTCCTCTATAAAATCATAGGAAACAGATACACCTAAATTAGGCATAGCCTTCTTTAGTTCTTCGATGTTATCCCATTGTTTTTCATCGTCTATCATGTAGATAAACGGTAGGAATTTCTTTTCATCTGATGTTCCTAACAGTACTTGTGTTGCCCTTGCCATGAGTTCATCATACAGACCGCCGTCTATATAGTTGGCGGTTGAACAAGCAAAGAAAATAGGCTCTTTTCTTGCACCTCCGGCAGACAGCATAACATCATACATTCTTAGTCCGGCTTCACCTTCCCATGCGGCGAATTCATCAAAGATGGTCATTTGTGGGTTGAAACCGTCTGACTTCTTACTACTAAATGCGATTGGTTTTAGAACCGCATTATTAAATGGAAAGTAAATATCTGTTCTTCTTTTTCTGCTCCGTTTTAAAAGTGATGGTACACGCTCAATCATGCTCTGGACTACTCTAAAGATGATTGATGCTTGCTCAAGTTTTGGTGCTAGGTTATACACTTGCATTCCGGCTTCTTTCTCTGTGTATACAGTTTTTAATTCAAGACAAGATGCAATTAGTGATTTACCTTGCTTTCGTGCCATAACTAGCATGATTTCTCGGAATTGTCTGTAACCTTTTTCGTCTACTAAGCCGTACATACAAGCTATTAAGTATTTCTCCCAAGGAGTTAGCTTAATGAGTGATGTAGAACCTTCGACATGGTGACAAAAGTGTTCAATGAAATTGATAGCAAAGTCAGCTTTTTTCGGATCATAAAAAAAGTCTTTGTTCTCAAGACCGTTTCTGACGTATTCAATATTTAACTGCATCCATCGTCCGACCACCGAATTACCGCAATCAATTTCTTTCTGATAATCATCTAGGTACTTCATTACATAGAAGCCATAAATTCCTCAAAATCGTCTTGACCACTTTTAATAGGATTGCCTAGTTTTTTGATGCCTAACGGACTAATGCCTAACTCTCTGCAATATTTAAGAATCTGCTCGTTATACTGCAAGTCGTTTAGGAAATAAGGTGATTTCATGTTGTTGGTCTGGTTTGCCTTGTTGGTAAAGGAAACGACCATCTGCATTTTTCCTTCCTTTCTCCACTGTCGCATATTGGCATCTCTTTTTTCGCAAATGTCAGCTAGTGTATCGATCAATAGCGAATACTGTTCTTGATAGATTCCTAACTCTTGCATTTGACGGATAATCATTTCTCTGTACTTTTTCTTGGTCATATGTCCTCGCTTTCGTAATCATCAATCAATGTTCCATCCGGCGCAAAACTGAAAGATGTACCGTTGCCGTGATGTTCTTCGTAATGACATTTGTCACATAGTGCTTCAAGGTTGTTGTCATTAAAAAGAACATTTGCATCTTTGTAGTTCTGTTTGTTGATATGAATGATATGATGAACACAAGTGCTAGGCTCAAGACGACCTTTCTTCATGCACCGCTCGCAAAGAGGATGTGCTTGTCTGTAACTTTTACTCCGTCTTTCCCATGCCCTTGAAGAATAGAATTTACGTGCGTACCATCTTGCACCTTTTTCTGTTTCTTTTTTCATATGCCGATGCATAGTAGAAAATACAGATAAAAAAAGACCTATGCACCGACATAAAAAAAGGACTAGCAAAGTAGTCCTAAAGGAGAGAAAGTCGCTGCTCGAAAAAATGTCAGCGCTTCAAAGATATGTTCCCATACCTTTACAAATACAATTTTAGCACAACGTCCTAGATAAAAATTTTAAAAAGTGGGGATTTCTACCCATTTTACCCTATGTTTTTATATAGAAAGTGGAGGATTCACCCCATTTTAATACGTTTTTTTCCTAGTTTTTTTAGCC